AAAAGTATGACCAACTCTGCCAAAGGACGCAACAGCTTTGACGTCGATGTTGGCAATGTTGTGGTGCCATTTTTTAATCGCAATGTCACACCTTACCCCACAGAAGCAGGTGCGCCGGCGTTTGATCTAGTACCGGTTACTAGACAAAAAGACATCATGTTGAACGTGGCTCGTATGCATGCCGAGCAAGAGTACAACAGGATTATGGAACTGGTGTCAGTGTTGCAACGACAAGCTGATGAGATTAAACGCAGATTAGATTTGACCGACATGGTACATGCAGCTAAGTACGAATTCCAGATAGCACATGGGCAAATCTATTGGTTAGCCCAGGACACGCGACGCAACGAACTTATCTTGTGTGGTATGGGACCAGACGGTTGGTCAGCTGGTCCACCTGCATGGTATCAATATATTACAGCAGTAAAGTGGTTGGGAGACCACACTTGGATCGAAGTAAAGGACAAATGATATGTTTGATAAATTAAAGAAAATGTTTGGGGTAGCAGAACCTGTTGCACCCCCTGTTGAAGTTAAAAAGACAACTAAAAAGAAACCCGTTAAAGGCGAAAAGGAGTCGGCCACCGAACGTGGCGATCCTTATGTGGCTATTCTCAGTATGGATGTAGATCCTGAAAACATACATGCTGGTTCATTTGAACTGGATTGGAATGACAAGTTTGTTGCCAATCTAATACGTGCTGGCTATGTGGGCAAGACTGATGCCGACATCGTGGATCAATGGTTCCAAAACGTTTGTCGTCATGTGGTCATGGAAACTTGGGAACAAGAACAGGCTATGAACCCCACACGCTTTACACGCAGTCGTGACTTGGGCAACGGACGCACGGAGGTTTCTTGATCCTTTACGTAAACGGCGATAGTCATACCGCAGGGGCAGAAGCAGTAAATGCACATGCCTTTGCCGAAGATGATCCTTTCTTAAACTACTTGGGGCGCCTACCGCACCCGGCCAACTTGGCTGTGAGTTGGGGCAAGAAGATGGCCGACATTGCCAAGTTTGGTTTTCAATGTGATGCAGAATCTGCTGCCAGCAACCACAGAATCATACGTACCACACGACACTGGCTTAGCCAACGTCCCAGAGCTGCCGAAAACAGCCTGTTGATCATACAGTGGTCCACGTGGGAAAGGCAAGAATGGTTAATCGACGGTGTATACCATCAGGTCAATGCCAGCGGTGTTGATCAAGTACCCGAAAGTCATCAACAAGCCTACAAAAAATACATTGCCGACATCAACTGGTATGATGTTTGTGTCAGAGCCCATAAAATGATTTGGGATTTCCACCAAGAGCTACAGCAACAACAAATACCTCATGTATTTTTCAATGGCAATACTGCTCTAGAAGAAATACCACCAGACCAAAGACTGGATTGGGGATCCGCTTACATCGAACCTTACAATGCCAAAATGACCTATAGTCAGTGGCTTTTGGACAACGGTTTTGAAACTGTTGCACCAGATTCCTGGCATTTCGGCAAGGAAGCCCATAGTGCTTGGGCCAGTTTTATGTTACAATACATTGTCAAACACAAACTTATCTAGGCTTCAATGAAATACGTTCTTATAGACACAGCTAACCTGTTCTTTCGTGCTCGCCATGTGGCCTTTCGTGCCGCAGATGAATGGGAGAAAGTAGGCTACGCTCTCCACATAACTCTTAGTGCTGTAAATAAAGTAGTTAACAAATTCGGTGCTGACCATGTGGTATTTGCTTTGGAAGGTCGCAGTTGGCGCAAAGATGTTTACGCACCTTACAAGCGAAACCGCAGTGATGCTAGAGCAGCACAAACAGAAAAAGAGCAAGCTGAGGACAAGTTGTTCTGGGAAACGTTCGATCATTTGACTAAATACTTGGCTGAGAGTACAAATTGCTCAGTAATCAGAAACGAAAACGCAGAAGCCGACGATATCATTGCTCGTTGGATAGCATTACACCCCCAAGATCATCACGTAATTATTTCAAGCGATACTGACTTTGTTCAACTGTTGGCCGAGAATGTGGACCAATACAACGGCATCACTGATGAATTACTGACTGTGCGCGGGATATTCGATGCCAAAGGTAAACCGGTCATAGACAAGAAAACCAAACTACCAAAAACTATTCCCAACCCTGAATGGCTGTTGTTCGAAAAATGTATGCGTGGCGATTCCAGCGACAATGTGTTTTCGGCATATCCCGGTGTGCGTGTCAAAGGTACAAAAAACAAAGTGGGCTTAACAGAAGCATTCGAAGATCGCAGCCGGCAGGGCTATGCCTGGAACAATCTCATGTTGCAACGCTGGACTGATCCTGACGGCGTAGAACATCGTGTGCTGGATGACTACGAGCGCAATCGTTTGCTGATTGACTTACGTGCTCAACCTGTAGAGATTAAACAAGCAGTTGATGGCAGCATCCGTGGCATGATCAGCCATAAAGATGTAGGTCAGGTGGGCATTAGATTCATGAAGTTTTGTGGCAAATATGAACTGGTCAAGGCCAGTGAATCAGCCGAGCAATATGCTCGCTGGTTAAATGAAACATACAAAGGAGTGCTAGATGATTGTAGCGAAACCAGTAATTCCTAATCAATTTTGGATACTAAAACAAAATGATCGCAAGGTTGGCAACATAGAAGCCAGCGCCGAAGGATTCAGTGTAAAGATTGGTGATCAAGTCAACAGTTATAAAACCATCAACACCATCAAGCAAAAGATAGCAATTGCTTTTGAACCTGTGGTAAAGAAACTGGGCTCGGTCACTATTGGAAACACAGTACACGGTTACCCTACTAACGGTATGCCTTACAATGCCATTTACGATGTCAAGCACCAAGTGCCGCTTTGGACACGTGAGCCCAAATCCAAAAGTTGGTACGCAGCCGGGTGGTATCTAGTCAAACAAGGCCGTAGTTGGACAACTGAACTATGCCCAAAATTAATTACATTACAACGCTACCCATACCAGGGTCCGTATTACACTGAGGAACAAGCCAATGAGCAACGTGTTTAGAGACCAAGCAAAATTTATGAATGCCTGCGGACAAACTGTAGGATCTCGCAATCAGGATCAGTTCGACTTGTATCTTAAATTGATACAAGAAGAAGTCAGCGAACTACAAACCGCAGTCGATAACAACGATCGTGTTGAACAGTTAGATGCCTTGATTGACATCATGGTTGTCACTGTTGGTGCTGTACAGAGTTTAGGAGTGGATGGCGAAGGTGCGTGGAAAGAAGTCATGAGCACAAACTTTGCCAAGATTGATTCCTTAACTGGTCGTGTTCGTAAACGCGAAGATGGCAAGGTGCTAAAACCTGTAGGCTGGCGTCCACCAGAATTGTCTAAATACATTAACCGGGAATAAGGAGAAAGCAATGACTACTGCTGTATATAGAACTGCCACTGAAGTAAACGATGCTATGTTGCGTGTTTACAATTATATGTTTTTGGCCATTGTGATCAGTGGCATTGTGAGTTATTTTGTAGGGACAAGTCCAGATCTGTTGAAGTTTTTCTTTACTGGTTGGATCAAATGGATTGTGATATTTGCACCCTTGGTTGCTGTAATAGGTATTGTATTTGCCATGGCTACCAAACCTCCACGTGAGTTGGCCCTCCTAATGTTGGCTGGATTCAGTGCCTTAATGGGTTTGAGTTTTGCCATGATCTTTGCTGTGTTTACTCTGGGCAGTATTGCAATGGCATTCATGTCAGCGGCTGTGTTGTTTGGTACCATGAGCTTGTACGGGTATTTCACTAGACGAGATCTCACCAGCATTGGTCAGTTCCTGTTCATTGGCCTGATTGCTGTGGTCATTGCCAGTGTCATCAATGTGTTTGTGGGCAGTAGTGTAATGACCATGGTTATCTCGGCCATTGCTGTGATTGTGTTTACTGGACTCACTGCGTATGACACACAGAAAATTCGTGAGATGGTTTCAGAAGAAACATCTGGATCAGTTGAAGTCATGGGTGCGTTGACCTTGTACTTGGACTTTATTAACATATTCCTGAGTCTGTTACAACTGTTTGGTGGGAAGAAAGATTGATGCGCACACGAGAACAAGTTATTACCGGCATGTGCTACACTTGGCGGCATGATTACGGTCTAGTCAAGGATCCAGAATACAAACATCATGCCAGCGATTTTATCGATGCTATCTCAGCTGGTATGTATCAGTGGGAACGCGAACAACTGTGGAAACAGATGGCCCAGATATTTGACAATGATATTGCCCCGCACATGGAGTTTCGTGCGGCAGCGACGTCGAGAAATATCTGTGACAACGATTAGATTGATTTCAGCAGTTCAAATTTCTTAGAATCGTAAACTTTGTGGTGACTTTCGCCGTCCGGAGTCACCCAAAGTACATGTACCATTCTGCCATTTACTTGTAGTCGCCAGCAGCCATAAATGCGACGATTAGCACTGGTTGAATAGGCCAGTCTGAAATCAGCAGAGTCCGGTATAGGACACTTTTTCTGTGTTAATACTATTTGTCCACCGGCATCATTCTCCATCACAGCCACTTCGTCGTCTGCTGATACCGTTGCTGTGAATAATAACAGTACGACAGCTAACCATCGTTTCATTTTGGTCTCCAGGATATTATTATATAGCTGTTTCGCAGACAGTTAAATATCTCACAGGAGACTTTACATGAGTTTACACATTAATCGTTTTGTTGATCGAATCAAGGCAGCTGATGCTAGACAACAACGCGACTTTACTATGAGCATGAGTGATGCCAAGGATCTACACGCAGATATCACCAAACTGTTGTTAGCTCTTCAGACTTTACATGATCAAGGCACAGCTACAGCCACCAATAACCCCACTATAGAACTGGAAGTCACAGGCGGTGCCTTCTAATAACGGCTTACATTTTAGATAAATAAATGTAGGAGTTTAATGAATGAGCAGACCTAAACCTCAAGTGTTAGTTGAGCTAACAAACCGAAGTACTTACAAGACTGAACAGGTCTTGGCGGCCGAAGGCATATGGGCAGTGTTCTTCGACGGTAAGCCCATCAACCTTAAGACATCAAATCTGTTGGTTCAGTACCCTGGGCCTAAATACAAAAAGGTGTCGTTCTCCAATCAAGGCCATGCCATCAACTTGGCCAAAAAGTTAAACACACAATTCAAAACTGACAAGTTTTCAGT